ATGTTTTTTTACCTCTTAGATATCAAATTTATCTAAAAGTATTTAGAAATTCCTATTGCTCAAGAGGGGAAACAATGCATGAACAACCTACCAGTCTGGATACTGCCAATCAGACAGTGGTTGTTTCCTCTTTCTATTATTTAGAATTCTGTTGATCGTACAGTCCTTACATTCGTATGAATATGCTGATGGTAATCCTCTTTTAGATCTTCTAGTCATATAGAAATCTTCAATTAGATTTTTGTTTTTATGACATGATCTACAAGTTCTTTCTTTAAAAAGAAGGTGTTCTAAACTGAACTGCTCCCCAATATCCATCAGTAGTTCCACATATAGCCAACTTCTTCTTGCTTGTCTCCGTATGCCCACAGATCGCCGTCTGCATCAACGAAGGTATCATCACCCATGCCATCATCGATAAAACCAAAAGGAGCCATATCTTGTTCGATTTGATTTCTTTGTTCATCATAGATTCTCCTCCTGATATCTTGGTCAGTCATCTCTTTGAAGTATTCTTGCATGACTAACCATGCAAACAATACCATACACATTACAAGGTCATCGTGGTATCCCTCGTCTGCTTCCCACGCCTGTTTCTTCTGTACAAATGTAGTTAGCTCTTGGAAGATCTGGAAGTCATTAAACAATAACTTGTCTTCCTCAATAATTGCTTTAAGATTAGAGCAACCGATCTTCTTAACGGTTACACTCATCTTGACACCTAGTTGGGTTTTTGATCCTGAGAATCCTTGCCCCACGACTTGACCAGCTCTACCACGCATCGCACACATAAGTACGTTAGGATATTCAAGATCGTAATTAAGAGTAGCAGCAATAGAATCGCCAATATCATTTACCTCTACTAGAATGTATGGATTATTATATTCCTTAGCTACTTGGAAGATGACTGAGGGAAACAGTACAGGTTTAATCTCATTATTTCTGTACTTCGCAACGATCTGATACGGGACACTGGTGATATCAAACACGAGGAAAGCAGAGTAGTCGCCACCGATACCTCTGGCAACATCGACAGTAATAATATATTCGTGATCTTTTTCTGCTCTCTTATAAATGTCAAGTCCTGCATTGCTAGCTATGGGGTCATGGAATGGTATAGTTTGTAGTTTTGCTGGACTAATCAATGTATCAGCAGAACCAAGGAAGTCACATTCAAATTCTTGTGCGAACTGTCGTGGTGACGTGTTCTTAATAGTCTCTTCTTTCCACTTAGCATCTCTGCCAGGTACTTGAGACCAATGAACTTCGTTTGTTACATATTCATTCTTATTCCTTCTAGCATCCTCCCACATCTTATAGAAGTGGTTCATACCATTAGGCGTAGAAATAATTATAACTTTAGTTGATTTACCAGAAGTAATAGTAGGATATACTGATGCAAAGAATTGTTCTGCAACGTGGTTGGGGACGAATGCAAATTCGTCAAGGAATAGAATGTTGAAGGACATACCTCTAACTGCACTAGCAGATGTAGAAGCAGCGAGAATCTTAGATCCGTTTTCAAGTTCAACATTTCCCTTATTCCATACTAAGATGCCGTGTTGCATCCATTTAGGTAAATTTTCGTAAGCTAGTTGAAGACGACCGAGTAGCTCCCTTGCGGTAGATGCTTTGTTAGCAAGTATACCAATGTTAACACTATCGTAGAAGATAGCGTAATAAAGAAGATAAGCGACCACAGTGGTGCTCTTACCAGTTTGTCTAGGAAGTTTCGCAATGTTGAATCTGTTTTCATGAAAGTCTCTCAGAATTTCTTTTTGAAAATCATACATGTCAAAAGGTACTAGACCTTCGTCAAGTGAAATGATCTTAATATAATGTGTAGCAAAATAAATTGGATCATTCTTACACTTGATCCATTCATCAATTTGCTTCTTTGTAAATTGTATTGGGGTTCCCGCTTTCTTTAGATTCGGGTTTCCCAAATAAACATCATTGCTTGCCACATCAAAACTAGTTCACTACTTAATATTTAGAAATCAAAATTTTTGTTAATCATTTGCATGGTATCTTTCTTTCCTTTCAGCATACCATCAATAAATCCTGCACGGTATTCCCAAGTTTGACCTCCGTCTTGTCCTTTCTTGGGATTGATGCATTGATGATTACCTAGCTTGTTGCAAACAAGACCAGCAAGGTCAAGTTCACTAGAGTCAGATGAACCCCCAGTGCCACGCCAGACATGCTTACCATTGATCCACGTTGCTCCACACTTCTCACACTCCTTCCTCTCCAATTTAAAATCTGAAAATTCTGTCATCTTAAGTTACTCCTGTACTTCAATATGGGTAAAGGTATACTCTGCAAGCATAGCAAACAATTGCTGCTTCATCTGTATTAGATATTCCTGTTCTTCCACTGGACGCCTAGGAGAACCTGGCCAGGTTTCTAATGCAAAACAAACTGTAGAATACAGATTTTTAACGTCATGTATTCCCATCCTAAATTCACAATACCAATCATCATCATACTCTTGATTAGTATCTTGTGTCATTTATTCTGGTCTATATTCTTGAGATTTGTACGCTGAATAATCTGCTTCAGCAGTTGGTTTTTGTTTAAAATATTTGTTAATAACTTCAATCTGATCTTGATACTTGGCAATCATATTTAACTCTTCTTCAATTGCTTCAATGATATTGGAATGCTCTCCAATACCAGCAGCATTTGCTAAGTATACTTCAACGTTAGCTCTATGTTTGGCAATATCTCCTTGGGCGTGTGCCAGAAGTGCCTTAATCAATGTGTCTCTCATTCTAATGTACCGTTAGTTCTACGTATTTCACGGAGTTCTTCAAAATTTTTTTGCTTTGTACCTCCATCATACGCCCAAGCATATCCTTCGGTAATCATAGCTTCGTTAAGAGATACTTCCGCATCTCCAATATATAGCCACCCTAGAAGACGCCCATATTTACCAACGCCTCCTTTGAGTTCAGTTCTAATAGTAAGTTCTTCTTCACCAGCTAGAGTGCTTTCTAATTTTTCTTTCAACCAGTTAGTAGCATCTAATCCCAGTGCCTTCTCCTCCAAGTCTCTTGTTCTTTTCTCTGGCGTATCAACTCCTGCAACTCTAACTCTTTCTTTCTTGTATAAGTCAAACCCAAGATCAATGGTGACATCAATAGTATCGCCGTCAAGAACACGATTCACCTCCGTCACTCTGAAGTTGTAGCAGCTCTTCCTGCTTGGTGGTGTCATTGCTCCCATCTTCTAACTCCTTGAATGCATAAACCATAAGAGTATATATGTAATACGAAACTCCTATCAGGAGAATGATCAACAAGATAATCACACTCCAGACAGGATCACCATAGTTTTCATGTGGACGCAATATTAAATTCACTTACCAAATGGTTGCCAATGTTCCCATCCATATTTATGGACAAGATCCATACCAATGATAGGAACCACTACCAACATGAGAGATAGAATACCTATCCCCCAAGGATTTTCCATAGTATGTCTGACGAACAAGATCATGCTGGATAATCCCAATTTGTTATGAACTCTGTCTTATGAACAGGTCCCCAGATACCTTCATGATAAAGATAAGGAGTAGTGCGAATTGAACACTTAGGACCTACACATATTAGGTCATCAACAATTCTCCATGACTCCATAACTTCTTCTGCATGAACAAAGTGTGATTGATCATTGTTAATAGCATCATAAAGAAGTTTTTCATATCCATCAATAGCTCTGTCTTGTGGATATGCATGTGTCAAAGTTGCAGTTTCTACATCGTCATTAAGTCCTGGCGATTTAATATCAATACGAATATCTAGATGTGGATTGGGTTGCAGACGCAAAACAATTCTATCATTGAATTCGTGTCCATCAAATAATTGCTGTGGTGGTGCTTTGAGTTTTACTACAACCTCTACACACCCATACGGCATTTTCTTACCAGTCATGACGTTAAAAGGTACGCCCTCCCAACGCCAGTTATTGACGAATAGAGAACCAGCAAAATAGGTAGGAGTGTTACTGAGAGGATCAACACCGTCTTCAGTACGATAGGATTCATATTGACCTAAGATAAGATTAGTTCCAAGTTTAGTTGCTGCGAGCACTTTTGTCTTCTCGCGTCTTAATTCCCTAGCATTCATTTTACTAGGTGGTTCCATAGCTACGAGTGCAAGAACCTGTAGAATGTGGTTCTGTAGCATATCACGTACAGCACCAGCAGTTTCGTAGTATTGAGAGCGACCTTCACATCCAATAGTTTCAGTTGCGAAGATTTGAACCTCTTCTATGTACTGCCTATTCCAAAGTGGTTCAAGAAGTATATTGCTAAAACGAGTGGCGAGGATACTATTAACAGTATCTTTACCGAGATAATGGTCAATGCGATAAACTTGTTTTTCGCGTAAATGTCGCTCCACCACTGACTGTAGATGATCAGCAGATTTAAAATCAGTCCCAAAGGGTTTTTCGACAACCACTCTGGAGTGTTCTGAGTCATCCAAGAACCCAGCTTCTTTAAGATTGACAATTGCATTTTCATATCTCTCTGGTGGAACAGATAGGAAGTATGTTGTATCTACACTTTTATCGTGCAGTTTCATTAAACTCTCTTTACAGTCAAGATCGCATGAAACAAAATCTAACCAATCCATAAAATCTTCTGGGTAATCTCCCAGTGATTTTCTCCATTCGTTAGGGCACATCTCTCTACGAGACGCACCAACAATAAGCAATCCTTGTGGAAGAAGTTGTTTTTTCCACAGTTCATATAATGCAGGAATTAATTTTCTTTTACATAGATCTCCAGTAGCACCAAAGATAACTATGCGTTTACTAATGAGCGCATCCGTTTCCGTCATAATTTTCAGATTCGTAGTAATTGTTTTCACCTTTAAGTCTTCCAAATGCGAGGGTGGCACATACAAATGGTAGTGCTGTCCAAAGTAAGACATTACCTAACATCGTGACCTCCAAACATGTATCGCATTCCATTCAAGATTTTGTTTCCGAATTCTCCCAATCTGCGAGAATTAAACCGTTCATATAATGCGGCAGAGATAACAGGTGTGGGTACACCAAGATCCACAGCAGCGTTGACAGTCCAACGACCTTCACCACTATCGCTAACTCCCCCATCGAATTTGCTAAGGTCATTATCATGCCGTAGAACGTCAGCGGTAAGATCAAGTAACCAACTACCAACAACAGAACCACGACGCCATAGCTCAGCAACCTGAGGAACATCAATATCATATTGATAATCTTCTGGATTCTCCATCGGAGCAACCTCAGCATCGCCCTCCTTAACATAAACTGACCCAGCATTAGCTTCATGCAGGATATTAAATCCTTCTGCGTATGCTTGCATGATTCCATATTCAATACCATTATGAACCATTTTGACAAAGTGACCAGCGCCAGGTCCGCCACAATGTAACCAACCTGATTCTGCTTGTGTTAGATAAGAACCTTCGTTTGTGCGAGGTGCAGCGGTAACGCCAGGTGCAAGTGCGTTGAAGATTGCAGAGCAGCTACTGACTGCACCACTTCCGCCACCAACCATAAGACAGTATCCACGCTCCAGACCGTAAACACCACCACTAGTACCACAGTCAATATACGCGATGCCCAGTTTTGCAAGACGTTCTGCCCGTCTCCTACTGTCTTTAAAATTACTATTGCCGTGATCAATAATAATATCTCCTTCACTACAAAACTGTAGTAGTTCATTAATAGTATCCTCAACTGTTTCTGCTGGTACAACCATCATAAAAATACCTGGTCTAAAAGCAGGATCACCAAAAACCCCACGTCCATTGTGAACTGCCTGAACGAGATTTTCAATAGAGGTAGTACATCCACTGATGTAACCCTTCTCATATTGTTTAGAAGCTTTTTCGTAATTGTTTCTGTAACCCCATACTTCAATACCTTGTTTGATCATACGGCGGGACATACCCTCACCCATACGACCTAATCCGATCATTCCTACTTTCATTTAATTAACTCCATTGCGTTTGATAATTCACTAGCATGTTCTAATTCGTCATTCATAATTTCTACAATACGCTCATCATCCTTATTTGTTTCCAAGAACTTTTCATATGTATGCGCCGCGTGAATCTCTACTTCGTAGGAGAGATGGTAAGCAGACCTAGGAGCCACCCAGTAATAAACCACGTTGACCCAATAGTAGATAAGTACGAGGTGTCTGGCGAGAGCGCGATCCACCCAATAAGCATTACCGCCCCTAGATTCCATGTATTCCAAATGTTCTGTTTCGTTAAGAGTTTGAGCAAAATGTTCCTCCATTAGATAAAGGTGTTCTGGTCCTCGCAATCCCATACTTTCTCTGAAATGTAATACACTTAAAAACGCAAAATAGGGCGCCCGAGCTATTTCCTCCAGCACCCAAAAGCGTTGATAGTCTCTACCTCTATAGAGAAAATCTAGTATTGCAACAGTGATGTCTAAAACAACAATGTTGATTTGTTTCATTCTACATGTACCTTTCCGATCATGCCTGCACCTTTATGAGGACCACAGAAGAATGTGTAGTCTCCTGCTTCAGGAAACTCAACATCAAACTCTTCACCAGGCATCATAGCTAGTGCATCATGTCCTAGTTCTGGATGATCCTCTACAAGAACATTGTGAGGTGGTAGCATGTTGTTTACAAAATGAATCGATTCGCCTGCGTTAATTGTAACCTCAGAAGGTTCAAAAACTAAACCTCCGTCATATCCCATTTGTACGTCTACTGCCCATGCAGGAAATGCTAAGAACAGTGTAGCTAAAAATGCAAAAATAAATTTCATATTGTTTTGTTTAATTAAACTCGTTTTCTTTTTCCCCGAATTGATAGTAAAAATACAATACCAGCAGTCATAATTGTTACTGATGCACCAATCATTAAAAATGTTGGGTCATATACTATGTCTGGTTGCGGTTCCCATGTGCCTGGTAATGTATACACGGATGGGTTTGATCCGAAAATATCTAACATGTTTTAGTCCGTAGAATACTGATCTTTATAGACCTTAAGTTTATTCACTAACGACTCATATTGTTCCCACATCCATTCGGATCCTGTATGCTCTTGGTAAAGCTTGCAGGCAGTGATAATACGTGTTAAGTCAGTGTCATTAAGTCTCATGTTATCAGCTAAACTCATATCTAATTATAGAATCTATGAGCATATTTTACATCATTTTAACAATTATTTTATTTAAATTGTTAGCAATTCCACGCACGTAGTGATTTGTTGATCCTGCTATCAGGATCGCTGGCAGTTTTCTTTGAAGTTAATTTCTTTTTCATTCCTTTCATTCGAGCGCAGAATGATGCCCTACGGGGATTTCCAACCTTCTTGCTTGGTGCTTTAAGGTCAGATCCAGGATTTGCTCTCTCGTAAGACTTTCTTCCTTTCTCGTTAAGTCCACCTTCTTTTGATTTACCAGCCTTCTTTGTCCAGGCTGCACCTTCTAAAATCTCGTTCTCCTGAGCATTGGCAGACTCAGCGAGTCTTTTAAATTCTTCGTAGCTTCTCATACCAAGTATCAGGGTTAACTAGATTATTTAGCGTTTTCCACCACCCATTTGCTTTAACATCTTCTGTAATTCTGCTGTAGAACCTACAAACATAGCATTATTAGTGACTTTTGAAGGACCTTTTTGTTCTTCATCGAGGTCTTTCATATTCTTATGAAGCGCCTGTAGTTTCTCAGTCATGTCTGCGACGTGCTTCATTGCCGCTACAGCGACTTCATACGCTCTTGGGTGCCCTGACTCCTGAGCGACCTCTAAAGCGCCTTGTACCGCCTCCTGACCCTTATCTATGAGTGAGTATAATTCACCACGGGTATACTCATAGTCTTTTGTCTGATCATCTTTAGTAGTTTTGGGAGGTGCAGGTTTGATAGGTTGCGACTCAACATCAACACTGATGTTCAGCATCTCCTCCATGTTTTCTTCTAAGCTACTCATAATATCTGAATCCCCTCATTAAATCCAAAGTCATCACCAGCATCTAACAATGCGGTATCTGTTGCGTCAATGTTGCCGTCTTGATTGATGTCAGTCTTAGCAACTGGTGTATATGTTCTTGTAATAGCTCTACGATTAACTGCTGCATTACCAAGAGTTTCATGAATGATTGCTTTCTTGATAACATCTGCGGTGTTGTAAGGACCGTATAGATAAGACTTCATTGTGAAGTTTAAAGTGTAGATGATATATCTACGTTCATAGAAACTATCATCCCATTCATCTTCGTAGCTAACGTTGTTTAAAACAATAGCAATATCTCTCTTCTCATCCATATCAGGAATCATATTGAGAGTTATAGAAAATGATGGTTGGAAGTATGGTAAAATTTGCTCAGTAATTTGTAATGCATCATCTTGTGATTTTGCCATTACTCCTAGTTCAAAACTTAGATTGTAAGGAACAGGAACATACTGTACTCTTACTTCACCACCATTACCATCAATAATAGTTTTATATTTTTGAATAGGTGATGTCTTACGAGTAGAATCATAATCAATACTAGTCATCTCAAAATAGAGACGAGGTAAAGTAATTGCTACTTTTCTATTAGATGCGTTCTCTTCTAATCTAACAATAAATTTTTGCTTAGGACCATATGCCAGTGGAACCTTAAGTTCTTCCAGTACAGTACCATCGCTAGGATCCGTACTCTTCATTGTGATGTTATTGAAGAGCGTACCAAACGCAATAATGTTCTTACGAACAATTTGATTATAAAAATGTGATCCTAACATTAGATACTACCTGTAAAATTACCAAACTCACCAAATGGATTACCCTCAGTCCAATCCACGATATTGTCAGCATCATTTTCGATCTGTCTATTCTGATCGTAGCTGCTGTTGACGTTATTTAGAGTGTCGAAGGTTTCTGGACTCCACTTAGCACCTGAGGTTAAACCAGTGATCACCTCAGCAGTGGTGAATGTTCCTGTTCTATTAATAACTTGGAGTGATCTGGTTGCTGAATCCCAAGATTTGACTTCTGCTCTGTTGTCTTTAGGGCTGTAGTCAATAACCACATCAGGAGCACTTGTGTACCCAGAACCGCCGCTAGTGATAGTAATGCCATTGACAATACCGCTAGAGCTAACCGTTGCAGTAGCTGTTGCACCTGTACCACCTCCTCCAGAAATAGTTACTGATGGTGGTGTAGC